GACGATGATGTTGTAGAGATCTTGCGACATCGCTCATAAGGATCCTTCTATTACAAACCCAAGGCGGCCTTCAGCTCTTCTGTCGAAGAAGCCGCGTCGATGACGTTTTGCATGACCGCATACTTGTCACGGATCGCCTGGCGCGCAGCTTCCGCCTCTGCTTCCGCAACGCCGGGGATGCGCTTGGCGATCACCTCGTCGTGCGGAGCAAACTCTGTAGCTCGGGCCTGACGACGCATGTCGTGCGCAATGGATTTGGCCTTATCAATGTTCACCGTAATCATTCGCTGTACTCCCAAGCACCACGGAAAGTGCGGTCTGCTGGAATGTCATCGACATCCACGATCTTGAATGGCTTACCCTCAGGCACATCCTTGGCGGCGATTTCTTCAATCGTCAGCCCGCACTCGGGCGCAGGGATGATGACGGCGACACCGCCTTCGTCTGTGGGATAAATGATGCGTTGGTTCATTTTGCGCTCCTAGCGAACGATCGCGACAATCACGGTCGATGAATCGCCCCTGCCCGTCCCATAGCTTTGACTGGGGTCTTCGTTGGAGACTTGCACGCTCCCGGTTGCCAGACTTGTATTGTTGATAGCAGTGATTCTGTTATTGCTGGACTGAGCATTGTTCATCGCAAGAACGGCGTAATTTACGTCTGGCATGCTCGCTGTAAAGTTGACCGTATATAGGCCCACTCCGTTATCAGTAATCGAGCTAACGTTTCCGCTGGCCCTAATCGCTACAGTCCCTGTGCCATTGAAATTGACCCACGCCCGGCAACCATAGGCCACTGCGACGGAACCGTAACCGGAATTGAACTTTAGATTGCCCGACGTATCGAGCTCCATCGCAAGCGTGGCGCCATTGATACCCCACACATGGGAACGCGCCTGATAGGCAGCATTAGCAAAGTTGGACGCACCGGAATCGGTAGCCTTCATGGCTACGACATCAACAGCAGCACCTGAAGACGAAGAGCGCGCCACAAAAGCACCGTAACCATTGGCGACAATATCGACACGGCCTGCGGGCGCATTAGTCCCGACACCTAAATTGCCGCTGCTGTCGATGCGCATGCGTTCGGCATTGTTTGTGCCAAATAACATGGGGTGATTGGTAAATGTATTTAGGTACGAATAGCCGTTATTGGCGTCGAGATAAACACTCGTCGTCCCATTGCGTGTTTGAATAATTGTGGATGTCGTTCCAGCGGAAGCAACATCCAATTTCCCAGCCGGCGAACTCGTCCCAATCCCGACGTTGCCGCTAACGTCGATGCGCATACGTTCGGCTGGAGAAAACGTGCCAGTGCCAAACGTCATATCCCCGCCAGCAGAGGAGGAAACGTAGTTGTGGTTGGTGGCACTGACGTAATACGGATAAAACTTGGCGCCCGTATTTACAAGGGAGAAGTTTCCAACAACGGCCAATTTTGAGTCGTAAGTGCCAGGCGAACTCGTCCCAATCCCCACGTTGCCGCTGGCGTCCTTGTAGATCTGCCCACTACCGACATTGATTACCGACGTGTCGCCGGTAAAGCCATTGATCGCCGGATTGGTCAGAGTTTTGTTTGTCAGCGTCTGCGTTGTGCCTGTGCCGACGAGCGTCGTGTCCGCATCCGGGAGCGTAAAGGTGCGGGTCGTCCCTGTTGTGATTGAAGCCGCGCTGAACTTGGCGATTTTTGTCGCGTCGGTCCCGTCCTTGAATGACGTATTACCCGCGCCGAGATTGACGGTAGCGGCCGTGGCGGTAAGCGTTCCTGCCACCGAAAGCGTCTTACCGGACCCGACATTCAAACCGACAGACGTACCAGAACCGGCGGCCGCGAAGACCGCGTCGACTTTGTCCCAGTCTTCGTTGGTCTTGGTCCCCCAGGTGTCGCGCGACGCGCCGACCTCGGGCTTGGTCAGATTAAGGTTCGTCGTGTAGGTATCGGCCATCAGGTGCCTCCTAATTCAGTACGTTCCACGTCGGTGACGACGTGGGCTTTGGTGTCCAGGTCTCCGAGGCAGGGCTCGTCGGCGTCCAGGTCTCGGGGGAGACTGGATTGAGCGTCCAGACCTCAGAAAGGGGGCTCGTCGGTGACCAGGTTTCAGGAGAAACCGGCTCCGGCTCCCACAAGTACCTCGCATTGGCTGTCATCGCGGAGGTAATCACAATCGTCTCTGCCCCTGCTCTCACCCGCAGCACAGCTGCCGTCATGTCTGAGGAAGCCGGGATAGTTTCTAGGGCAGAAAAGACCGCATTGCCAAGGAAAATCGCATTCGACTGAGCGGCGATCGTCTCGGCGGCGAGCCTCACGCGCTGCGCATCTGCCGTCATGCCGGAGGTCGCGGAGAACGTCGCGCTGTCGAGGAAGACGACGTATCCGTCAGCCGTGGCGTCCGAGGTCGAGGCCCCGGTGCCGCTGACCTGCCTCACGGCCTGGCCGTTGAAAGAGGCCGCAGACTGCACCGCGATCGTCTCGGAGACCTCGCGCACCCTCTGCCCGGCCGCGGTCAGGTTTGCCGCCGCCGCAATGGTCATGGCCGCCAGCTCGGTATTCGACGCGGCCGCCATCATCGAAGACGTCGCCGCATCCAGCCAGGAAGCCGTTATGACGCGTGTGACGCTGGCTGTAGCGCCAGATGAGCAGGCGATCGTTTCACTTGCCACCGCAATCTTGATCGCGGTGGCTGCTAAATTAGACGAGACGGCGCAAGTAGCAGAGACCGTCTTAATCTTTGCCGCTGCGGCGGTGAGATTAGACGTCGCGGCGATGGTCTCCGAGACCTCCAGCACATAGCCGGAGCCATAGAGACCTTCGCCGTAATCTGCGACGCCGTAGTCAGCCATGGGCTATCAGTCCAGCGTCAGGTCGAGAGCGCCGGCGTTGAAGCGCAGCACGTCGCCGCTGTCGATCGTCTTGGACGTGTCGAGGTTGGCGAAGGCCAGCATGTTGCCGGAGGTCGAAGCGTCGTAAATCGCGGCCGCAACGACCGTCCCCCAGGACGCTGTCGCCGTCGGGAACTCGATCGCGGCGCTGTTCGTTGCCTCGGTGGGCGCAGTGCCGGAGACCGTGAAGGTCGCCGCCTGGCGCGCGTAGGATCCGCCAGACACCTCAGTGCCTCCACCGCCTTCGCCAGGCGCCACGGTGTAGAGGGCGATGTACCACGACGTCGGGCGCGTTGCGCTTCCGGTCGTCAGCAGCCATGTCAGAACAAGGTTTTCACCGTAGTTTGAAAAGCCAGCCATTAGTAGAACCTCCTGGTGCGAGCCACCAACGGAGAGCCGCTGGTGAGCGATTTCTGGGCTTCATCATTGAGGGCCTGCACGCGCCCGCTGTAGAACGACCCAAACACAGCAATGCGCTGATCGTCCACAAGAAACGGCGCGGCATGCGTCAGCGCGCCATAGAGGTAAACATCCGGCGCCTTGGTCAGCAGCCAGTTGGTCGTATTGCTGTCGGAGAGGGCCGGGATCTTCCCGTAGTAAATCATCTCGATGTCGACGTCGTCAGACGGTGCCGGCACGAGCTCGATCGCGCCATTCATGAGCGAGTAGGCCGCGACACGCTCATAGCGCCGCTCCTTCACGATGATGTCCGCCTCGTCCAGCGTCACAAAACGCAGGGGGCTCGTACCGTCGACGATCTGCAGGTTGATGGCTTCAAGCCAATCGCTGGGCAGCTGCACGAACTCGTTGTCGCTCGTCGCCTCGGCGCGGACGATCTGCTCTCGGCAGCGCAGCCGCGTGTTCAGATCTGCCTCGCAGAACTGAATAAACATCGGGATCTGCGCCGTCAGATCTTGACGGTTCAGATAGTCCGCGATCGAGCTCTGGAGCGTCGCGTAATTCGTGATCGTCGCCATCAGCTTTTCATCCAATGCGTGCGATAGGGTTGAGCCTCTTCGCTCGAAAGCCACTTACGCATAGCGGGCCGATCGTCGAGGATGCCCCTCTGCTTGAGATCCAGATAGACCATCATCGGAAGGCTCGCGACCTTGACCATGTCGCCGCTCTTCTGCGTGCGAGAGGTCTCGTTCATCTCGGCCCTGGCGCGCTCTGCAATGGTGTCGATCTCGCAGGTGGTCTCGAACACCAGCTTCTGATCAGACGTGATGTGCATCTTCTGCAGCGTTCCGGTCAGGCTGTCGTAAGCCAGGTTGAACGAAGCAGGAGCGTATTCGTCAGCCATTTGCGTTTCCTACACAAGCTGGAGGGCGCCTCGCGGCGCCCTCCTTCTCTTATCACGACGGGATAAGGTTTGCGATAACCGCGTGAGCCTTTTGGCTCTTAATACGCAGGCCGTATTCCACGACCATTTCCTTCTTGTCGCTGTCGCCGGTCTTGGCGATGTCGAAAGTGCGGAACGGACGCAGGTAGGCCACGGACGCGTATTCCGGGTCCAGCACGAAGGCGAAATTGCCCGGCTGGAAGCGGTTCGGCACGATGGCAACCTCACCGAAATCGGAGAGGTACACGTCAGCCGTAGCGACAATCGCAACCGGCTTCACCTGGTTGTAGGTGACGCGGTTCGGCGCGATGCCGACGAAGGAAGACGCGACGGTCTTGTTGTAGGCGTTCACCATGAACACCTTCGGATCGCCACCCTCGGTCCAGACTTGCTGGATCGCGGTCTTCAGCATGGTTTCCGTCAGCGCCACGTCGGTCGAGGTCGAGAGACCCGTCCAGGCGGTGTCGGGATAGCCGTTGCCATTGGCACCAGACATCGCGGACACAGTCGCCGCATTGGCCTGGTAGTTGTAGAGCAGCCAGGTCGGCAGACCAGCGGTCTTGCGAGCCGTGCTGTTGTTGCCAGCCACACCAGCTTGGTTGCTGAGGAGGATGGCTTCCATGTCGCGCTTCAGCTCTTTCGCCTTCTTCGCGGTCTCGTAAGCCATTAGGGTGCGCATCCCTGCGGTGTTCACCGCATCGGCCGTGCCAGACACAGAGACCACCTTCTTGGAGATCTGCGTGTAGTTGGCAACGCGCACCGTCGCCACGAAATCGGCGTCGCCGGCGTCAGCGCCTTCAATCACCGCGTTCGTGGTGTCAGCCGCGGACAGCTCGTCCGTCTGCCACTCGAAGTAGGTGTTCTCGGCCGTGTCACGCCCGACGTTGGACATGAAGGGCGTGTCGACGGGGCTGATGTCGTAGATGATGTTCGACAGGTCTTCGCGGATCGCGTTGACGTTGTCGTAGGTTGTCGCTTTTGTAACCGCGGTCATAGCGGGTTATCTCCTGTTATCGAGTAGACCGAATAGCCGCGCCGCATCTTCGGCGCGACCGCTTGCTTTGAGACGCTGTCTCATTCGCTGGACATCGGTCGCCTGTTTCGGAGAGGAAGCATTCGACCCGGCCCTCATTGGCTTCGGTCCTTGGCCCTGCGTGGGCTTTGGCCGGTTAGCCATAAGAGCGTCGTATCGACGCGCCTTTTCAAGCACTAGAACCGCTCGTGGGTCATACGCCTGCGCCAATTCTTCTTCTGAATAGCCGATCGTCTGGCCATACTCGCGAAGGTTATTGCGCGCCGCGTTCCACTTAGCCTGGTCCTTCCACTCCGGCATCTTCTCGAGCAGGAACTGACGTCCCTCCTCGACCTGCTGCCGTAGCGCGGCTTGCTCCTGATGAGAGGCAATTGCGGCCAGACGTTCCTGCTCGGCTCTCGTCGCGGCCAGGCGCTCCCTATAGTCGCGCCACTGCTTCTCAACAATCGGGAAATTGAGAGGATCCTCTCGGTGCAGCTGTTCCCAGTTAGGCTCCTGCGGCTGCATCTGCTCGAGCTGCTGCCTTAAAGCCCCCAGGAGTTGGCCGTACTGAGCCCGCTCCACTTCCACTTGCTGGCGATCCGCTTGAAATGCCACAGCCTCATCACGAAGCCGCTGCATCTTCCGCGAATAATCGGACTGCCTCTGGTAGCCGTCTAAAGCTTCCTTCAGCGTGACCTGCTGGGTCTTGCCGTCGATCTTGACGGTGACCAGCGTGTCAGGCTTCAGGCCGCCCTCGGCCTCCCCTTCAGTGTCCTCGACTTCCCCAGAACCCTCACCCTCAGATGACGCGGATTGATCCGCTGCCTCGTCACCCTCGGGCATAGTCTCATCGCCCAGGTCCGCCGACGCCTCAGTCTGCTCGACTGCGGCAGAAGCCCCCTTAGTCCTTCCGGCGCTGGGTTCGGGGTCTCCCCCTCCCAGGATGCTGGAAATACGGTCAGCTGCTTCTGTCAAACCGATTTCGCTTGGCTGCGATTGCTCGGCCATGAATTATTACTCCTTTCGGGACGCCGTTTTCAAGCGTCGATTGAACTGCGTCACGCTTGGCTCCAAGGCCAAAACCTCGAGCTGCTGTCTGAACGCAATTACGGCGCGCACCATGTGATACGCATCGTCTCTTTTGCCCGCCTCATCGGGGGCCGAAAGCATCCACTCGGCCACATAGCGCGCCTCGAGGCGCTTAAGCACCTCCTGCGCCGCTCCGTCGCGGTGGAGAGCCCCAGCTGCGCGCCAGAGCTCCTCTTGCTCGTATGTAGACATCACATCACCCCTGGAGGCATCGGCATGCCAGGCATCGCCAAGGGCGGCGCCGGCTGCACTGGCAGCTGATCAGGCAACGGCCCCTGGGCCGTGCCAAACATGGTCTTAAGCTCGTTGCGCTGCCGATCGACCTCGGCCTTGATCACGGCCATGTCGACCTGCGCGCCATACTTGGCTTGGATCTCGGCCGCCTTGAGCAGCGCGTCGACGTAAAGCTTGTCGCGCTCGAGATCCGCGTCGGCCGCGGCCTTCTGGCGCTCGAGCTCCTGCTTGGCCGCGTTAATCAGGATGTCCGCCTTGACCTTCTCGGCCTCGACCTGGGCCAGCAGCGTCGCCGGATCAGGCTTGTTCGCCCCCTGCGACATCTGCTGCATGAAGGCCTGCACCTCCTCGGGCTGGATCTCCTTCCAAAATGCACTTGGGTCTTGGAAGCCAGCCAATTGCGTTACCTGCGCAAGCGCACCGCGCAATTGAACCAGGTCGACGAGGGGGTTGTACGGCCCGTAGGTCTGGATGACCTCCTTCTGCTGGCCAATGATCTGCGTCAGGAAGGCCATGCGCTGCTCGTCTGAGCCACGGCCCAGCGCGATGTTCACGATCATGTCCATGCCGGCGTCCCAGCCCCGCGGGTCGATCGGCACGAACTTATTACGCAGGCGGATGATCTTGGCCTTGTCCTGGTGCCGCACGACCAGGCCCAGGAGGCCCTGGAAGCACCGCTTCAGCCCATCGGCAAAGAGGCGCGCGATCATCTCTATGCGCTCCTGGGAGCTCGACAGCTGGGCTTGGACGGCCGCGCGGGTAGTGGACTGCAGCACGTCGGCATCAAGGCCCTGGGAGGCCCTAGAAATGCCCGTGCGCTGGGTCTTAACCTCGTCCAGATAGGCCATGACGCCGAGGGCCTGCTGGCCCACGAAAGGCTCGGCCAGCGGCTGCACCATGCCAGGCGCGCGGGCGCGGATGATCGCCCCGGTCTCGACGTTCATCACGTCGGCCATGTTCACCTGGTTCTCGACCACCACCGTGCGGGGGTGGATGGACTGCGCCAGGCTGTCCAGCGTGTTCCGCATGATCGAAGATTTGATCATCTGCAGATCCATTGTCTGGTCTGCGATCGACTGCCCAAAGATCGTGTGCGGCGTCGGATCCGGCGCCAGGATGGCAAAAGGCACCTTCTGCACCACCTCGCTGTGCAGGATGTAGGAGCCATTGCCCACGCTGCAGACCTTGTGCAGCTCGGCAATGCCGTCCCCATCGCGGTCGGCGCGGATGTAGCTCTCGACGTAGAAGACCTTGTCGGTCGTCTCGTCAGTGGTCTGCGTGATGCCAAAGAAGCTCTGGTCCGCCGGGTTGCGGATCAGCACCTCGTTGTTCATGTCGAAGCCGCCTGTGCCGGCGTTCTGCTCGATCACGTCGCGCGGGTAGCCCATGGCCACCAGCTCGGAGATCGTCGCCAGCTTGCGCCGGCCGACATAGATCGCGTCGTCGAGGCTGGTCGCCTCGTTATCGATGAGGAACTGCTCGGGCGGGATGCACTCAACCACATAGCGCGGATTGCGCTTCACGCGGCGGATGCGCAGATCAGTCTTGGCCTCGCCGGTGGTCATGTCGACCACCTCGGTCAGGCTCTCGACCTCGACCTCGGGATCCGACGTCAGAAGGGCGATTTCCTCCGGCAGAAGGCCTGAGTAGTCGTAATACTCGACCGCCTCCTCGTCGACCTTGTACCAGGTGAGCACGCCGGTCTTGCAGATCAGCGCGTCTTTCATCGCGTCGTGCAGGATGCGGAAGCCGGGGTTCTCCTGCATGAAGACGTAATTGATCAGGTCGGTGGCCTGCTCCGCGGCCGCAATATCCTCGGCCCCCTTCGGCACAAACTCGATCACCTTGTCGCCGCCGGTGAAGATCCGCAACAGCGAAGGCAGCATGGCCAGGACAGTGTCCCGCACCTCGGTCAGGATGACCTGGCTGCGCCCCTCTTCCTCGTTCCCCAGAGGGTCGCCCAGGTAGTAGGCCATCGCAGCTTCGCGCTCAGGCGCGAGATAGCTGTCGATGTAGGTCTGGCTGTCGGTAATCGCCTGGAAGACGATGTAGCGGAACTCCTCGTCATCCATCGGCTCGTTCTGCGGCAGCATGTAGCCGGTGGCGTCGTTGTAGACGTCACTGCCCACGGGCAGATTTACGACATCGGGGTCATACCGGCCTGGTGTAATGCCTTGAGCCATCGTCTTAGACCTTCTTCCTAACACGCCACCACTGCCAGCCCGCCTCGGACCCGACCTCGTGGCTTGGGAAAAACTCGTTCACAGCCTGCTTTACACCTTCCATGGGCAGATCGTCACCACCAATTACGCCCCCAGGCTTCAAGCGCGGCCACCAGGCCTGCAAATCGGCTATGACGTCCTCGTAACCATGGCCGGCGTCGACCCAAATGAAATCGACGCTCTCCTCTGGGAATAAACCAGCCGCCGGCACGGTCGGCATGCGCAAAACATTGGCCTTGGGATACCCGGCGCGGCCGATATTGGCCAGGAAGAGCTCGTAGACCTTCTCGAGCTCGGGATCCTGCTGATGCTCAGGCTCGCAAGAACCGCCCCAATGGTCGACAAAATAAATCGCAGGCGTTTTTCCTGCGTTAAGGGCCTCGACCAGTAAAAAGCACGCCGATCGGCCCTTCCAGCACCCCAATTCCACGAAGACAGACCCGTCAGACGCCTCACGAAGGGCGTCCTTGTAGGGCTTGGTGAAGTTAAACCAGCCCTGGATCTCTTCGTAGTAGTGCTTCAACGCTTCTTCGCCTTGCCGGCCTCGCTCATGGCGATCGCCAGGGCCTGCTTCTGGCTCTTCACCACCGGCCCCTTCTTAGAGCCGGAATGCAGCATGCCGCCCTTCCACTCTTTCATGACCTGGCCCACCTTCTTATCGGCCTTCGACATCTTCTTCATGCTGCGCTCTCCATGATCTTGGCCGCGGCCTCGTCCACATCGCTCGGAATATCAGCCCGACACGCCTCTGCGTGGTCGTGCGTGAACTCCATCTTGCCGATGTGCTTCACATCCTTCGACAGGTCGTGATCCACCCACACCTTGAAGCCGTGCGCCTGGGCAAGCTTGCAGAAATAGATGTCCTCGCCCACATACATGCCACCGCTCGGCAGGTAGGACACGTTGAACCAGGGCTGAGGCAGCTTGCGCAAGACCTCAGTCTTCACCAGCATCGCTCCCATGCCGATCGCATCCACCTCCTCGAGGCCCGTGCGGTCGTGCGAGTAGATGCACTTTAGCGTCGCGAAATCAGAAAAGGCCACCGTCTTCACCGGCAGGCGCCTGGTCGCGTAATTGCACGCCACGATGTCCTTGCCGTGCGCCACGAGCTTCTCGAGCAGGTAGGGCGGGAAGCGCATGTCGCTGTCCAGGTACAGCACATATTCCGCGCCCGACGTCAGCGCCATGCGCGCCAGCTTCGCGCGCTGATCCGCGATCAGCGTCCCGTTGACAATATGGACGTCAAAGCGCGCCCCAACAGGCGCGGCCGCATACCAACGCGCCGACATGATCGCCAGATCGTGCGCAAAACCAGTGGCAACCTCATCGCGCGCGGGAATGCAGATCGAGACATTCATCAGTACCGATCCTCCTGGCCGCCGAGAAGGCCGCCGACGCCTAGGCCGCCGCCGGCAAGGCCAAGCAGTGGCCGCTCGCCGCGGATCATCATTCGCAGCGTGTCCTGAGGATCCTCGCCGCGCATGCGCGCCGTGTACTCAACGCGCTCATTGAACAGCTGAGGGAAGGTCCGCGTGGGCGGAGACGCCAGGCCTGTCAGCTGGCCAGCGCCAGCCCAGGCCGCGGCCTGCGTATCGGCCGGCGGAAGGCTAAAGCCCTGGCCCAGGCGGGCATAGAGCTGCTCGGCGGCCGCATATTCGTTATCGCGCGGCTTGCTCGCCCAGAAGGACGGGATCCCGACCGCCTCGTCCATCGTGAGGCGCCCCTCGCGGAACAGCTGCTGAGGGCGGAAGGTGATCTTCTTGCCGTCAGGCGAGACCTCGCCGTAACGCTGCGCCATGGTCAGGAGCTCGCGCTCTTCATCAGCCAGGTTTGCCACGGCCTTGCCGGTCTTATTCGGCACTGAGATCGACGTCTCGAGGAACTCAGGGTCGCGCGTCCGCATGCCGATGTTGCGGAAGGCATGCGTGTCGACCGTTACCGGCGTCAGGTTGCCCTGCAGGTTCTCCGAGAACGACGCCGGCTTCGGGTTCTGCAATACATTGAAGCCGCCATTCTGGATCGTCGCCGCGTTCTGCAGATGCAGGTTCTGCGCCACATGGCCGTATGGGTAAATCAGATCCTCCTTTGCAAGAGGCTGGCCGTCGCGCGTGTAGTAGAAGCTCGCATTGCGGATATTCGTCGACACGTCAGACCGCGGCGACGTCGCCGCGACATAGTCCATGTACCGGCGGAAACGCTGGGGTCCAACCTCCGGCCCCAGCTCCGCGATGAAGGCCTGGAGGATCGGATCTGTGTGATACCAGCGATCGGCGCCCATATCGACGCCCGACTGAATGCTGCCGCGCACGCCCTCCGTCACGTCGGGGTTCTCAAGCGCACGCTGCATGCGAGGCGACACGCCACGCGGCGGCACCACACGCTCAAGAGGCGCCTGAGGCGTAGATCCAACACCGGCAGCCCGAGAAAGATCAATCGGCCCCACGCCCGGCGCCTCTGAGGCGAGCTCACGCAGAACAGACTGCTGCGCCCGCGTGTACTCCGGCCCCTTCACCGCATACCCCTCGGGGGTCACAGGCGCGCGCGCAGTACGGCCACCACCGCCGGTCACCGCATCGACAGCACGCTGCATGACATTCCGCGCCCCACGCGCCACCGCATCGCCGCGCCCAGCCTCAGCCTCGCTTGGCTCCATGCCCAACAGGCCACCGCCAAGCGCCAAAGCCGCACGACCAGCTGCCGGCGCCATACGACCCAAAGGACCAGCCGCCATCAGCGCGACATCGCCGGCCGTCTGAGGCATCAAGAACTCAACCGCACCCGTCGTGCGGCCCGCCCGGCTTGCCACACGATCGGCAGCAGAAGCCGCCATAGCCGGATCAACACCCCGGCTCACCGCATAGTCATAGGTCTGCTGCCGGATCCGGTCAGGCATCGACAGGAAATAGTCGTAAGCATCGCCAACAGCCTGCCCAGCACGATTGAGATACCCAGCGACACCAGGCTGCGCAGCCGCTCGCTCACGACGGCGGCCCCTGACCTCTTCATCGTCCTCGCGATCGAGCAGACCAGCCATTACTCTTCCTCCTCGGCACTCATATCCTCAGAAGAACCGCCCTCAGCCTCGCCGTACTCTTCGCCGCCCTCTTCCTCGTACTCTTCCTCGTACTCTTCCTCGCCCTCCTCGTCGCCCTCGTCCTTAATCGGACCGCCGACAATCCAGGCAGAGCACGTCCGCGCAGCCGCGCACTTGAAATCAAAGATCTCGCAGAAACCAAGATCACCCGCCTCGACGACCTCCATCGCATCTTCATTCCGGTCGTCAGACAAGCCATTCTCAATGCACGCCAGCATGCGAGAGGTCTGATTAAACGCGCCGCAATTGCCGCAACGCATCGTCTTGGCCTCGTCGGCCGGCACGTCCCAACGCGCCGCCATACGCTGCCAATACTGATCATTGGGCTCGTTAGGGTTCATCGGACCATAGTCCGCCTTGTCAATCGCACGACCCCGATTGCGAAGGTTCAACGTCAGATCACCCGTCGCCGCCGGGCAAGCCTCGCCACCCTCAACGTCGTCCATCATCTCGGCCATCTCACTTACCCTTCTTGCGCGCAGCACGAATATTGTCGACAGCGTTCGGATAAGGCCGACCCGCCTTCGCCGCCATCGCCTTCGCCGCTGCCTTCCGGCCAGGCGAAAGCTTCTTGTCACCCTTCGTCGGATCAGGCGTCCGCCACACAGGCTTCTTCATTTCACCTTGCCCTTGTTCCGCGCCGAAATAGCCTTAGCCTTCGACCGCGCATCTGCCTTACTCGACGCACCCCAAGCCCGCAAAGACAAAAGGAGCCGCGTCGGCTCCCCATCCTTAAACTCAGGCCCCGGCATGTTCCCCATACGCGCCAAAAACGACGCACGACGCGGGTTGTCGCCGCTCTTCACAGGGGGCTTCAAATCCATGCCCTGAGCACGCGCAGAAGCACGCCCCTTCGCATTCAAGCCACCACTCGGGCTCTTACCCTCAGCACGCTGCCAAGCCGGCGTCTTCATCCAAGAAAACCCCCGAAATCCACACAGAACCTAATCACCTTGCGCACAGAACGCAAGAATTAAACCACACCCCTAATCCCACGCTTCAAAGGCTTACCCGCCACCCAGGCCGTCCCACGACCACCCACCAGCGCCGCCTGGCCGGCAAAGGTTAGGCAAAGAGCGTCTGATAAATCCGGCGACCGAAAACCCCGTTTCTTAAGGCTGTCCTTACTCTCAACGACGATCTTCCCCGTCGACGTGAACGAATACCTTGGGGTAACCAGCTCGTGCCGCAGCACTTCATCCTTCGGTAGCTTCACCGCGCGGGTAGCCAGCCAATCCTTGGCGGCCAACCACAGCTCGTCCCTCAGCCGGTGGGCATTGGGGTTCATGGCAGAACTCTCCGCCACATTCACGTCCCGCACATTCAAACCCATCTCACGCAGCCGGTCCGCCACCCCAGACCCCAGCCCAATCGTGTCCACACAGATCTCCGCCGGCGCATCTTTCTTCGCCTCATTAACCACCGCACCCACGGTCTGCATCAAATCCAAGCCACCCCAGTGCCGGATCTCCAACACCACATTGCCCTTCCTCTTGCACAAGGCCGTGCGGTCAGTACCAAAGCGCGCAACGTCCAAGCCATACACCAAAGGCTCCGAAACCCCCACCGTCACGTCACGATCCAAGGCCCCATCCACCAGCTCGGCCGGTATCAGCGTGTCGTCGTCCGCCAGCGCGAACTCACCCAAGACCCGGATCCGAAACGCATTGCTGCTCTCGCCATACGTCGCCGCGATCTGCGAAATAAAATCCTTCGAGACCAACGGATTGTTCGCGCACGAAACGTGCATCCGATGCCAATCCTGCGCCAGGTCGTGGTGCGTCTTGTAAAACAACCCGCTGTTGCGCGTCGGGTTGCTGATCAAGATCGTGCTCGCACTATGCCCCGACATCGAACCAGCAGCCGCCTCAAACACCGCCTCCGGCACAGCTGACGCCTCGTCCACCACCAGCAGCACATGCTCTGAGTGGACACCCGCCAGCGCCTCAGGCCGCTCGCTGCTGCTGGTCCTGACCGAGATAAACGAGCTCTCCGGCGCGCCCTTCAACGCAATCCGATCGCTGAAGACCTCGAAACTGTCCCGCAACACAGGCGGCAGCTTGTTCACCCAGGTCTTCAGCTCGGCATACAACGCATCGAACAACTGCGCAGCAGTGGGCGCCGTAACAACACTCTTCTGCGGGTAGCGCGTCGTCATGTGCCAGATCAAAGCCCAGCTGCAGGCCGTCGACTTCCCCACACCATGGCCGGCACGCACACTCAAGCGCCGCTCGCCCCTGGCGATCGCACGCAGGAAATCCTCCTGCCAAGGCAACGGAACCGCGCCCAACACGTTCCGCACAAAAGCCACCGGGTCGTTCCGATAGGCCTCCAGAAAGGTTAGGAATTGGTTCTTGTCGGTCTCGCTCATGCGCCGTCAGCCTTTTCTATTTTTGGCGCGGCGGCGCGCTTGGCGCGAGACGGGGGGCGGGGGGGTCGAAGTACCTTTTTTGGTGGGTCTGTAGACGGAGGGGTTGCCGCGCGCACGGGCGCCCCCAGGTGGGGGGCGGGGCCGGGGGGGTTCTGGCCGGCGGCCGCCGGATCCGGGCCGCCGATCGGCAGGCCGGGCGCGGTCGGGGCTGGGTCGGACGCACCCGCGCTTTCACCGTGAAAGGTTGGAACATCAATGATCTCAGTAGCTTGCCCCTCGATGTACCCGGCCCTCGTACCCGAGACCCTGTTCGCGAGCTCCTTCAGCGCCTCGAGGTGCAGCGTGTGCGTGTGCGTGACGGTCGCGTCGACCTGCGTCCGATCGCCGTAGAGCTTGGGAAGTAGCCTCGAGGCCGTCCATTTCTTCGCGTCGATCGCCACGCGGGCGACGTCGGCCGGGATCTCGCCCCGCACGGCCTGCTCGGCCAGGTCGTCGATCCGCTCGGCGTGCGCCAAGGCCCGCGACTGTATCGCGCGCGTGTAGTCCTCCTGGAAGGAGGCGTCCTCTGACAGCCATCTCCACGTCGTCGAGTGGTTTGGCATGTCGTCTTCGCGGCAGATGCTGGACAGAGACCGGCCTTCTGAGATGCGGGAGCAGATTTCCTTTAAGAGCTCCGGCGTCTTTTTGGTGGGCCGTCCGGTCATGGCATTGGATCTCCGTGCATGGCTTGGCGGTATTCGTCCAGGCTGACGACGTCTTGTCGTCTGAGGCGCTCGAGGCGATCTTGTCGCAGTGCGTGGACGATCGTGTCGAGCAGCTCTTTTGCCCAGGCGGTCGTATCTTCATCCCACGCCGTGCCGCTGTTTTCAAGCGCGCTGAGGCTGGCCTGGCATTCCTTGGCTATCTCATCCCACACCTGGGCGCACAAGGCGTCTGCGGCTGCGGGATCGGCGTCAGAAGGGTATGTCATCGTCTAGGTCCGCGAATGCTGACTTGGAGGAGCGTTGAACGGTCGCGCCTGGGAACGCGGCTTTGGTTGCCTCGGCGAATGCGGCGGGTTGCCACTGGGACCAGGCCAGGAGGAGCTCGGGCAGCGTGACGACCGTGTCGGGATGCTTGGAGTGTCGCGCGGCTGCGTCGTGGTCTGCTGGGTCGAGGACCACTGTGTAGGGTTTGCCTTCCCAGGTTGTGGACCAGGTGTTGGGCGGGTTTGGTTTGTGGCCGGCTTCTGTCGCGGCTTTGTCCAGGGCTTGCCATCCGCGGTGTAGGACTTGGGCGCGGTGCAGGACTGTGTCCACGTCTCCGTGTCGGATGGCCTCGTCGAGTTTCTGGGCGGCCGATCCGAATTTATGGGCCAGGTCGAATGGGACGAGGCGCGGCAGTCTGTTGCATCCCCACTTGGCTTCCATGTCTGCTGCCATCTTGTCGAGTGGTGCGAGCGTTGCGGCCATGTCTCGTCCGCGCGTCCAGGCCTCGTTGTTGAGATGTGCCTGGTCTGAGGTTGAGAGGCGTTTCACCTGGCTCATGGTTCAGATCCTGTTTTGTCACGCTCGTGACCGTGACACCGTGACACCCTTAAGGGTGTTGTCACGTTTGTCACGGTCCTCGCCTGCGTCGCTGTCACGTTTGTCACGCTTGTCACGCCTCTTGTCACGCTCAATGTCACGCCCTTTGTCACGGTCAAAACGGCCTTTCTGAGCTGTCTGTCACCCACCAGATCTCGCCCTGGTTGGTGGCCAGGTTGCGGTCCTTGAGGGTCTGCTTGGCGCGCTTGAAGGCTTGTCGCTTGCCGTCACCGTCCGCGGTGGTCTCCTGGTAGAAGTAGGTTCTCCAGGTGCTTTCCTTCACGCACCGTGCTGCGAATGGGATGTGGTTGGAGCTCACCTGCTCGCCGTGGTTGGCGATTGCCTTGCGCAGGGACGACAGGGCGTCGGCCGTGTTGCCGGTGAGCTTGGCTGGCTTGGAGGTGGTGGGCATTGGTCCGTTGAGAGGCTCCAGGGCCAGGGATGTGGCGTCTGGATCCAGGCTGGACAGCTGGACCGTGACCATGCGGTAGCCGATCTCGATGCCGTCCTCGCCGTCCTTCTGCTTAGTCACCTTGAGCTTGCCGATGCGCTCCGGGCTGTCTTCGTCCGAGATCTTGGTGACCTCGAGCTCGGCGTCGACCGCGCCCAGGAGCGAGCTGTGGCCGCGCTGTCCTTTGGCCTCGTCCTTGCCTGAGTGGTGGACGATGAGGATTGCGCAGCTGAGTGCGTCTTGTAGCGCCCCGACGATGGAGATGAAGGCGCCCATGTCTTCTGAGCTGTTCTCGTTGCCGCCGGCGAAGGCGCGGGCCAGCGTGTCGACGACCAGGAGCTTGGGCGTCAGGCCTTTGTCCTTGATGGCTTGGATCAGGGCCTCGGCGTCTTCCATGGTCGATCGCAGGTTCAGCTGCGCCTTCACGAAGGCGATGGGCGTGCTGTCGGGCAGGTTGTGGTGCTGCCGGCAGGCGTCCCAGCGCCTCTTCAGGCCTGCGCCCCCTTCGCCGGCCAGGTAGACGACGTCTCCCTGGTTGGTAGAACGGGCGAAGGCGTCTGTGCCGTTGGCGATCGCGCTGGCCAGGTACAGGGCGCAGAAGGACTTGTAGCTGCCTGGCTTGCCGTACAGGGCGCCGAAACCCTTGGCGGGCAGCAGCTGGTCTATGAGCCAGGTGATGGGCTCGTCCTTGAGCTCCTGGGCCATGATCAGGTGGATGCGCGGCTTTGGTTCTGCCGGGCTTGTGACGACCTCCGTGCTGGCCCTGGGCGCCGGCTGGTGCTTGGCGTTGATCTGCTCTGCGATCGTGGGCTCGGGCGGCCTGATGGCCCTCAGGGCGGCCTTGCGGTCTCCGTTGTGGCTGAAGGTGGCGTACAGGTCGAAGGGGTCCGTGAGCTTGCTCGAGAGCGGGTCTTCGATGCCGTGATGGGAAAAGACGCACCAGTGGCCGTAGGCGCCCTTGAAGACCACGACGCCGGCCGTGCCTGAGGTCGAGCCTGGCCTGATGTACCGATAGGCCTCGCCACCAGGGCCGTGCGGGTCGCAGTATACGAACTTGTAGCCCTGCCCTTCCAGGGTGCTGCGTACCCAGGCCAGGTCGTGGGCATTGTTGAAGGCGTCGATCGCGCTGGGCGGATCGCCCGGCATCAGGGCCGTGGTCGGCGTGGCGGTCGAGATGTGCTGCTCGACGGCCTGGCGCTGCTTGCGCTCCTTGTGCCAGGCGACGGCCTTGGCCACGTCCATGGCAGGACCGTCGTGCCGGTGGCTCTTGAAGGCGCTGACGGCCTCCTGCGTGCCGACGCGGGGCATGTACCAGGGTTGAGACCAGCGCCTGTTCTCCGGCACGTCGGTGATGAAGACGCCGCGCGCGTGCAGCTGGTCGACGAGGTAGGTCACGACCGCGTCGAGCTCTGCCGGCGACTTCATGCGTGCCGGGATGAGGATGCGGTACTTCCAGAGGTTGTTCGTCGGGTCGAAGGAGTGCGTCGTGTGGGCGAAGAAGCCCACGCCGATGTCCTGCATGGCGGCGATCGCGTCGGGCAGTGGCGGTGCGCCTGGCTGGATCTCGCCTGTCTCGGGGTCGAAGCTGCTGTCCCCGTCGATGATGCACAGGTCGGCTTCTTTGAGGTTCTCGTCGGCGCGGCGCGGTTCGACCAGGTCGCCGCCTCTGACGTAGTAGCTGCCGTCCTTTTGTCCGACCTTGGGTACGGACAGGCGCCGGCAGAATTGATCCCAGGGAATATCTTTGACGGACAGCGAAACGTCGGTGCGTCCGTTGGCTGCCAGAGCGATTTTCAGTCTGGCATTTTCGTCAGTTGTTGTTATATCTTGAGACATGCCGCGTGGGTTCCTGCTTCGCGGTGGTTGCCAGACTTGCGGCGCCGGTCTTGCGTGAACCGGCGCCGCATATCGTTTGAAGGATCAGAACTCGTCAAGCTCTTCCTTCGCGGGGGCCTTGGCGGCGGCCTTCGGAGCTGGTTGCGGTGCGGCCGGTGCGGCCTCTTCCTTCATCTCAGACGGCGGTGTCACCCAGCTGGTGATGGACCACTTGGGGGCCTTGAAGCGCAGCTCGCCCTCGGGCGTTTTGATCTTCACGACCTCGGTGCCTTCGATCGTCACCACCGGCACCTTGCCTTGGTTGGCGGGCGCCTGCTCGATGAACTGGTCGTGCAGCGTGTCCACTGCGCGCAGGACGGTCTTGCTGGTGGGCGTGAACTCGCGCAGGCCGTGCTCCTTGAGGAAGATCTTGATGCGCGCCGCCTGCTTGTAGTCGTTGCCGGGCTTGGCCGGGAAGCGTTCGCCCGCCTTCACCATCACCGCGTGATAGTTGGGCGAGAAGGTGATCCAGCCCATCTCGATGTCGTCCAGGGCCATGATGACCTTCACGGGGAAGGAGATCTCGACCTCGTTCTTTTCCCATGTGCCATCGCCGGCGGGCTCGCGGTTTACGGCCAGCATGTCGCCCGACTTCGCGTCGAACTTCACCACCGGCAGGAACTTGCTGCCGCTTGCGTTTGTTTCGGTGTTAAATCCCAATGCCATTGTCATAGTCCTTTGTCTTGATGCCGCTGAACCCCGCGGCCGGGATGTCGTTAGCGCGAGGCGCCCCAATAGGCCATGAGTGCCGCATCTGCGCGGCCGTCGTCTTTCTTTCGCGCGAATAGGTGTGCGTATGCCGGGAAGAGCTCGGCCGCGCGTTGGCGGCTCCCGTCTTTCCCGTCGCGCACGTTGAGATCCTTCTGCCAGCGTTGCGGCGTGACGTACTGCATGGGCATGCGCAGTGCGGACACGACGCCTTCCACCATGCCCACGCCCCGGCCGAATTGGAATGTGCTGCTGACCCCCTGGCCAGGCATTGCGCCCACGCGCTCCAGCACGACCAGCGTGATGGGCGGCGTGCTGAGGCTCACTTGGGCGCGGCCGATGGTCGTGGCCAGGAGGGCCGGCGAGATCTCGCGCTTGGCTTTGCCGCTGCGTTGCACCTCGACGGTCGGCATGTCGATGATCTCGAGCGTGCCGGCCGTCGTGTCGAAGAACGCAAGAGCGCCTGACGCGCCTGGGTCGATCGCGAGGATCATTGTTCTTCGTACCTCGGCAGCTCGGGCAGCGCGGCCCAGTGTGTCCACCACTTGGCCGACGTCGTCGGAATGCCAGGCGAGACGATGATCACGTCTCCCTTGCTGTCCAGCTCTGCGTGGCCGATCTTGCAGGAGCGGTCGATCAGATCCGCCACGAAGATGCGTTCTTCCAAGGGCGCCGTCTCGATCGGGCGCCAGATGATGGTGCTGGTGAGGATCACTTCGGCGCCTCCGGCAGTGGCATCCAGTGCGTGGGCTTGAGCGTGTGATCGCCGTTGCTCCAGCTGAGGCTGAGGACGTTCCAGTAGGCGACGTCGGCAAAGCCGGCCTTGTCCCATACGAGCACTTCGGTGCCGTCTACGGGCGCGGTTCCGATCGGGCGCCAGGTCATGCTTTCTTGCCCTTTGCGATCTTGAGCGTCAGCCCGAGGACGTTGCAGTAGCGCAGCGCGGCCCTGAGGCTCACGTCGGTTCCTCTCGCCGCGGCGTACCAGTAGGTGGAATGAGAAAGGCCTGCCCTTTTGCATAGGTCTCTCTGCGTTATGCCCAAGGCCGTGCGCCGCTCCTCGAGAGCGGCGAACAGCTGCTGGGGGTTGTCGATGCTTGGCATGGGATGTCCTTCTTTCCCAAGACATAACCGCCTTGCGTTTTAGGCGCAAGGGGTTCGCGATGGAAATGTTACTCGGCGTAGGGCTCGACTTGAGCCCAAGCGGGGACGGAGATCTCGGCGATCGTGTCCGAGTAGAAGGCGGGCGCCGTGTCGGCTTGCTCCAGGGCGACGCGATAGGCGCGCGCTGCGCGTTCCATCAGCAGGCGCCCAGACTGCAGGCTGCGTGCGTCCAGGGTGTAGACGCCCACCGCGTAGGGGGCCTCGCTCTCGACCGCGATGAAGACGAAGCGGTCCAGATCCCAGCCCACGATCTCGCGGAAGCCGGCCGCGTAGTGCGCCGCCTGGACGTGATATTGGAAGCTTGCGATCTGCTTGGCGAAACCGTCTGGGCTGGCGTCGCTGCAGGTCTTGATGTCGAAGATCGCGCTGCCGGTCATGTAGTCGCAGCGCGCTTTGCATGGCAGGCCGTACTGATCCCAGAAGAGGCTGACTTCGGGATTGCCGTCGCGCAGGCCTTCGATCGCCACGGGATGCTTGCGCACTGAGGCGGCGATGGACGAGGCTTTCTCGTAGGCTGTCTCGTCGACGATGATCTTGCCGGCGTGTTCCTGTTCGAACTCTTCCGCGGCCTTCTTGCCCACCGTCGTGCGCCGATCGAACTTCGGCATGACTGCGAACTCGTCCTTGAACGTGTCGGGCTCGAGGATCATCGCGTGCGTGAGCGTACCCAGGCGCATTGCGGCGGTGGGTTCCCGCGGCGTGCTCTTCGACGAGATGTAGTGCGCCGGCGAACGCAGCAGAAGCTTGGCGCCTGACGCGCTCAGAGCTTCGACCGCGTGATAGTCACTTGCGGGCATTCCGACGTGGGATGGCATTTTCTCTTTCCTCTCTAGCCATGTGCAGCAGAGCGGCCAGGAGTATCCCGGCGGCAGTGCCAACAAACATTCCAATCACGAAGCAGAGCCAATTCACTTCTTGCCTTCCACCATTGCCTGGATGTCGTTCTTACGAATGAGGATCCGGCGACCGATGCGAAGAGCGGGAAAGAGCCCGGCTTCGATGTAGCTATAGAGGCTTCGCTTACTGATGCCAAGTAGCTTTGACGCTGCTGCGACAGAAATAAAAAGGGTTTCCATAGTGGGTTTTTGTGCGCGAATTGGGCATCTTGGGATCTAAGTACTATCCCGTGCAAGGGCGTGCGGTGAAAAGAGGCACATTGCGATAAGATCGCGCGCAAATTGCGCTGGATGCACAAATGAGCACGACTAGAAAACACGACAAAAACCACTGGGTGCGCGAAGGGCTGACTGCCAAGGGCTACACGCAGCGCGACCTGGCGCGCGCTTGGGGCGTGGCGGAGCCTTCCGTGTCGCGCTTCATCTCAGGCGAAGAAGGATCGGATCCGCCCCTATCTCGCGCCGTGACCCTAGCGGTAATGCTGGGGATTACTCTGGAAGAGGTAGCGCGGGGCTTAGGCTTAAGAGGTAGACGGGTCGAGCCTGTGGTGACGCAGGAGGCTGGCGTGCCTCCTGTTGGCACGTTCCGCATGGACGTGCTGGGCGAGGGGCGCGTGCGTGTTGTGCTGGTGCAGGACGTCGCGCCCGATGTTGCGTCGCAGCTGATCTCAGTCCTGGGCGGCTCGAGTGACAGTGGGCGCGTCCGTGACCGTAAGGCGCGCGCGTAGGCCTTTGCCTTTCTCGATCGGCTTGTCTTCGGTGAGCGACTTGTATTCGCCGCACCAGTAGGACACCGCGACGCGGTGCGGCTGCGGGTAGCGGTGGCAGGTGCGAGATCCGCCCACCTGGCCCGCGGTGTAGCGACAATCGCCGCACGATGGTCCGCGCTTATTCAGCGCCGGCGCGTCGTTGTTGATGCTCATTCCTTTTCTCCCAGCGCCGCGCGGGCGTAAACGTCGGGCGGATCTTCGTTCTCACCATCCCATGCCTGGGCTTGCGCGGCCTTATCGCCCCATTCTGCGGCTTTGTCTTGCGTTGGTTCATACCCGATAGTCAGGATCTCGTTGCCGCGCAGGACCGCGGCCATCCAGAGGTCGCGCGCCGGGTCAAAACCAACGACGATCTGAAGATCGCTCATTGCTTTTCTCCTGCTTCGACGCGGTCTCTTTCAGCGTCGAGGATTGAGTTGATGAACTCTTCGTGCTTGAGCCCTTCCAGGAATAGGACACCTTCGTATCCCCAGATAGAAGCGGCCCACTCGCAAATAGCCGCGCGTAGCTTTTCGATTTCCGCATCCCGTTCGGCTACGGCCTTCAGCTGCCACGTCCCATCCGGTAATTGCACCACCGGCCATTCTGCCGGCACCACACCACTGCCGCGCGTAACGTGCGCGCTGCGTTCAGCGGCGGCATTTGACTGGTCAGTCATTCCTTTTCTCCCAGCGCCGCGCGATACTGCGCCTCCCTCCGGAGCCAGAACCCAGTGGTCGAACCGAGCACAGTAGCCAGACGCTCTGCTGCGTCCGGCGTCATGGTCGAACGGCCCTGGATCAGGTCGTTGACGTGCTTGCGCGTGAAGCCCAGCCGATCTGCCAGCTCCGCCTGCGTCCAACCGCGCTCGTCGAGGACATCGGCGATGGTCTCACCAGGAGGGGAGACCCAATCTAGGGCGAAGGCGGTCTCAGTCATGGTAATCCCCAATAAACACGATCTCGATTGCAGTGACCCGTTTCCAATCAGCGCCGGTTGTCGACGCTTCCTGACGTGCCGCCCGGAAGACCAAACGCTGTCCACCAGCCAGGTCCAGCGCGAACTGACCCGCGCGGGACCCGCTCAGTGGATGCGGCCGGCCCGCGACCAACTCAGCCACCGTATCGGCGGCCTGGAGATCCGCGAGGCGGGACCGAAGCTTCCGAGCGCTGTCGGCCCCGAGCGCCTTGGTGGCCCCACGGGGGTCCGCGCAGAGCTTAGCAAGCTTCTTCGAGGCGAAAGATATATCCACGAATCAGGAAATTCAAGATTGATGAACCCATGGAGTGCATCATTTGATCCAAGTTGGTCAAGATGTCGGTTCGCGCGCCGCGCCCCAGTGATCGCCCTCGCGCTCCGCGATCACCAGGTTCTGCTCGAGCCTTTGCAGGAACGTCATCACAGCTGACCTCCCAAGGTTTCGCGTGCGATCGTCTTCATCTTCATGGCCGTGGACCAGACGACGGAAGGCGGCGGCATGTGGCCGACGTCGTCGGTGAGCTCTGCCATCGCGATCGCGTGCAGGCCGGTGCGCAGGCGGCCGTTCTCCTCGAGGAGAAGCCGCGCTTCGGCTTTCACCTGGACGAGCTCGGCGGTCACGCTGCTGGTGCTGTGGGCGTCGATTTCCATCTTGGTTTCCTTGTTCTGGGGGCCTCCGCCGGCCGCTAAGGGGGAGGGACTTGGCGCGCCGGCGGAGGTTTCCGCCACTACGGCGGAAGGCGTGGAGGGCTTCAGCCCTCGAGCTCGTTGACGACCAATGTGGCGTATCCCGCGATGTCGCGCCAGTGGTCGATCTCGTGCGGATTGCCGTGTAGGGCGCGGCTGATCTTGTGGACAATCATGTCAAGGGCCTCGCGCTGGTAGGGCGTGAGGTTGTCCCATCCGTCAGGGCAGCGCATGGCGCGCTTCATGTTCTGCGCCCATGTGGCCTGCTCCTTATAGGGGCCATGGGTCTTGCCGCGTTCCTCGAGGATGTTCGGGATGCTCATGCGCGTTGCTCCATGGCTTTGGCTTCCAGCGCGGCCAGCTGGCGGCCCAGCTCGCCCAGCTGCTGGTGCAGTCGGAATGCTTCGTGGCTTTCGGGGTGGGCCTGCTTGAGAAACTGCTCGAGCACGTCGATGCGCGCGCGGATCCGGCCAGGCGTATCGGGCCTGACGATATGCATCTGCTTCTTCACAGGACGATCGCTCCCACCACAAGAATGAGCAGGATCACGGCGATAAAGCCGATGGTGCCGAGGATCGCCTCGACCCAAAATTTTGGCGCGTTGAAATCTCTCATGTCTTCCTCCTTAAGCTTGAACTTGTGACGCTGCGCCAGAGGCGACGTCGAAACCGGCCCTGGTGAGCCACACAGCCTCCCCGTCTGATCCGACAAGACCAGCCTGCACGGCCGAGGAGACCAAGCCGGAAAGCGCCTTGCCGGAAGGCAGGTTCACGCGCTCGGACGTGCAATCCAGGCAATCGCTCCAGACCTGGAAATTGGACTGAACGAACTCAACACCGCTGGGTGGGCGACCGTTGAAGGCGTTGTAGTCATTGGCGAAGATCGCCTTGCAGAGGTTGATCTGGTTGTCGGTCGGCATTTGCATCTCCATTGCTCCCTTCGCCCCGATCGGCGTCGGTCTCATCTTGTAGACCGCCTTACGGGCTAGACGCAAGACAGAAAATACGCCCTGCGAAAAAAGATTATCGCCCCGACGAAAGGCCAGGAAAGCGCCTTGCGCGCTAGACGCAATCCCACTATTGTGCGGGGTACAAACCAATGGAGATGGCAATGAAGGTGACCAAATTTGAGCGTTCCCCTGGCGTCTGGCGGATCCGCATCGAGACCAAGGACGAGGCCGGGCAGCGCAAGTTTTCGACCGAAACGCTGAAGGGATCAGAGATCGACGCGGAAGCGCGGCGCATCGAGATCCTCAAGGGCCACCGCGCCGGCGACCTGGTGCAGGTGACGGACGACACCGTGAAGCAGCACTGGACCCGCTGGCAGGCCAAGCGCGTCGCACTGAAGGCGATCTCGGAGCTCACGGCCCAGGGCCAGGCGGTGCTGATGGCCCCCTTCCTGCGCGACTACGGCGGCCGCCCTCTTCGCTCCATCACGGGCGACGACATTGAGGCCTTCTACCTGGGCCGCATCCGCCAGGTCGCGCCCGGCACGATGACCGTCACGCACCACCACCTCAAGGCCCTGTTCAACCAGGCCGTCGAGGCCGGCGTGCTGACCAAGAACCCCATGAAGAAGGTGGCCGCGCCCAAGGGCGAGAGCGATCCCCGCAAGCCCCTGGAGAAGCGCCACATCAAGGCCCTGCTGGCCTACGCTGCCGACAAGCCCTTCCTGTCGCGCATGCTCCGCCTGGCGCTGCACACTGGCATGCGCCGCGGCGAGATGTGCGCCCTTCGCTGGTCCGACGTCGACCTCGAGCTGGGCGTGATCAACGTCTCCCGCACGATCGTGCGCATCGGCACGGTCGAGTACGAGAAGAAGCCCAAGACCAAGAAATCCATCCGCTCCATCCGCCTGCCCAAGGTTCTGCTCGAGGAGCTGCGCGAAGCTGCCCAGGCGCCCAACCGCCCGGTCCTGGTCACCAAGTGGGGCGATCGGCCCACCCTGTCCTACATGACCAGCGCCACCAAGGACGCCCTGCGCGCCATCGGCCTGGACGAGGGCTATTGCCTGCATTCCACCCGGCACAGTCACGCCACCCACCTGCTGCGCGAGAAACTGCCGCTGAAGGCGATCTCTGAGCGCCTGGGGCATGCCAACGTGGAGGTCACCCTGGCGGTCTACGCCGGCGTCCTGACCGGCGACGACCAGGCCCTGGCGGACAGCATTGAACGGGTAATGGCGGCCTGATTACCCGGCTTTTACCCGGCCGGGTAACGCGGTCGGGTAAAGCCGCCGCTAACTTTCAAGTAAAACATGATGGTTGGACGCGTATCCCACCATCATGTGAGAACCGACCCCGCGTGCTATCTAGTTGATTTTCGTGCAACAGGCGACGCATCTAGTGCGCCGAAAAGCAGGGTTTGCGGCCTGTTCGGGTAACGAAAAGAAAATGGTTGACTTGGGGCATGCAGACTTGCCAAGGTGGGCCGTGGCGTTCTTTCTCTGTCCTCCCTAAGCAACCTCCCCGGCCCCTCAAAAGGCCGGGGTTTTTTCTTACTGCGCGTCGGTCGCGCCCATGAGGGCCTGCAGGCCCAGCAGGCCTTGACGCTCCGGTGGGATCGGCCGGCCAAACCAAAGCTTAGACGAAACGTAGGGCAGGCCCAGGCCCACGGTGCCGGATATCAACGGATCAACCAGCCCCGCGGCGGCCGCACCACCCGCTCCTGCGCCCAAGCCGGCCGTAGTTGTGCCGCTGGTGCGCGCCCCGGTCAGCAGGTTCTGGGCGAAGCTGCGCTGCGCCGTCCCGCTGTTGGGCGTCGGGTTCGGAATGATCGCTTCCCCGGCGCGCACAAGGCGCGTGAAGGGGTCTTGCGCCATCCCATAGGCCTCCGGCCCCAGAGATGCCCTCTCGACCTGTGCAAGCGCGGTGGGCGGGATGAAGCCGGTGTTGAGCTTGTCCTTGCCGGTCGCGCTGCCCATGGCCTCCCTGACGCGGGAAAACAGTGCGTAGTCGCGATTGAGATCCTTCCACGCCTGGGCCAGGTTTGAGCCGCCAGCCTGCTGGCCGGCATTGCCTGCCATCTGCGTGCTGGGAAGGTTTCCGCCGGTGACCTGCAAGGCACGCCCGTCTGGCCCCGGCAAACGCGCTTGACCAGGCAGTAGTGGCTGATTGCCGGGCGCAGTGGCTTGAGCGCCACCAGCCGCCTGCGTGGGCGTCTGGGCGGCAGATCGCTCCATGAGCCCTTGGAAGCTGTCGCGCAGCCGGGCCATCGCCCTGCCGTATTCTTGGATCGCAGGATTGTCGCTGCGCTTGGCGCTGTCGGCCGCGAAGCGCAGCTCACCGTCGATCACCCGATAGTTAGCGCCGGGCATCTCGGCGCCTTGAGCTCGAGCAGCGACGAACTCCTCGACGCGGCGCAGCTGACTGTCGAAGGCCCGATAGAGCCCTTCATCCAGGCCGCGCGTGTACTGCGACCGCATGCCGCTCACCTGGTTGGCGAAGGTGTCGTCCGGGCGAAGCCTGGTCGCGGCCTCGAGCGCGTCTGCCTTCTGGCCCCATTGGCGCTGGTAGGCCGTGAGCACCTCCGGCGTGGCGATGTCGCTGTCCAGGCCGAATTGCCGATTAACCGCGCGCGTCCAGCCGCGCATGGTGTTGTCCTCAGCGCGCGCCACCGTAGGTGCGGACGTCGGAAGGTAACGCATCGCGCTCTCGAAGACCGACGCGCTGGGGTTGCCCAGCTGCTGCGCCGGCGTGAGAGGCACGTCGGCCTGGCGCAACACGTCGAGGTTCTCGACCCGCGGACCAGGGTTGCGCGCCGGGAAGACGTTCTGAGGGCGCAGCATCGGCGCCATAGGAACGGCCACACCACCAAGGACAGCAAGCGGCGCCGGGACGCCACCCTCGAGCAGCCCTTGCGTCACACCACCGGCCGTTGTCGCGGCCGCGGTTTGCGCGCCTGGTCCAGCCGCCAGGGTCTCGGCCACCGGCCGTCCGAATTGCGACGAGATCGGCAGCGCGTCTGCGATCGCGCGAGCCTGGCGCGCGCCCAGCATGGTCTCCACACCAGCCCGCGCGGCCGTGCTCGTCATGCGCTCCATCGCGCCTTCCGGCTGAGGCACGCCGGCGCGCGTCATGAGCTCGTCATAGGCCTGCGACGGCGTGCGCTGATTGCCACCCGTTGCTGCGTTCCAGGCGCTTACCGCCAGGTCAGAGACAGGCCGCGCTAGGCCTGCGGCCACGCCGCCGGCGATCGCGCCAGGGATTGCGCCCACGCCACCGAAAGGAGCGCCCATGGCGGCCCCGGCAAGCATGCCCGCGCCAATGTCCCCAAAGGTTCGCAGACCCAACCCAGCGCCGCGCGCAAGGCCTTCCGTGGCGGTGCGCTGAGGCGGAGGCGCTGCAGGAATGGGCTTCCACTGCGTGCCGTCGTTGAAGATCTCCTCGCCTGTCTGTGGGTTCCTGGCGCGCTGCGCCGGCTTCCACTGACCGTCGTCTCCAACGACCAAGATCTCGCCGGTTTC